ATAAAATAAAATGATACTAATAAGATACGTATAAACCGAATTAAGCTTTAAAAATAAGCATTAGTTAGACTTTATTTGTGTTACTAATTGTTACTTGTAAAAACACTAAAAATAGCATATTTCTAAAACTTAAAAATACTATAGCTATGCATATTACTGCTGTTATAGGATTTATTTTTTAGTAAAAATTAGAGAAATATTTATTTTTAATATTATGTTTACAGCCTTTATTAAAATTTTACCTGTAGGAGAATTACCATCTCATAACCATACAGCATCTAGTAATGTAACAGGAGAGCATAATCATGGTATTTATATAAATGGATATAATGGGAATATGTCAGGAGCACAAAATTATGGTTGGGGCTCTGATGACCATTCAATTGGATTGCGCAGAAACTATACAGAAAATAATGGCAGTCATACTCACACCATATCTATTGGTAATACAGGTTCTTCTCAATCACATAACAACATGGAACCATATATAGTAGTTTACATGTGGAAACGTACAGATTAATTTACTCTTTTCCATATATATATTGCAATATATGGTTGAATATTATTGTGGGCTTGTGAAGAGCCTGTATTATTGATTGTTATTGTATGACTATGTGAAGTATTTATTTTATATCTAACCCATGGTTGATTATATTGTCCTTCTGGTGCGTTTGAATTAAAAGCTGTTCCTTGGCTGCTAATTATTCCATACGGATTTCGTGTAGTCCAACTAGTTATATCCAAAGTTCCCTGTAAATCTACCACATTTGTATTTGCATTATGGTTATGTGCAGGCATTTCTCCTACAGCTACTAAGCTGTACGTTTCCAAATATAAACACTGATGTATGGTTGTAAATTATTATGACTTTGGTTACTCCCTGTATTATTGATTGTTACGTTATGACTATGCGTACTATCGAATATACAATTCCAAACCCCAGTAGATTCACCGTCACCAACATTAGCACCTTGGTTTTTAGAGCTAGTAGCAAAAACTCCACTAAAATTATAATCTTTTCCTGCTTGTAACCAACCTATATTACCATTTTGATTAACATTATTTGTACTAGCATTATGATTATGTGTCGGTAATTCTCCTACAGCTATTATGCAGTTCTACGCCATATATAAGTAACTATAAATGGCTGCATATTATTATGTGGAGTGTCTGTACCAGTATTGTTTATTGTAACAGTATGCGTATGATTACCATTAGAGCTAGTACTTTTTGTTCCCCATTTTGTATTACCTCCATTAACAGATGGACCATAAGCTGCGGTAGCACCGTGCCACATATCTACATTATGATTATGTTCACCTGTAGTATTTGTAGTTGCCTCATGGCTATGTGAAGGCAATTCCCCTACAGTGAGTTGGTGAGTTGCCTCACCTCCAGTACTTCCTGCATTATAGGTTGTACCCCAAGAAGATTTACCTTGTGCTAATAACACACGACCTGCTGGCATTGCTTCCCATGTACCAAACCCAAATAATGTAGCTGGATTAGTAGATACAGTAGACATATAAATACTTCCAACTGGATATACTTTTTTTAATGTATCTGTACAATCAGTTGTATTTGCCAATTTATTCCAACTAGTCCAAGCTCCAGTATTAACTCTTTGTCTTGTCCATATTCTACCATCTGTTGGTAATGCTAATTGTACTAAAAACACTCCACTTGTACCACTTCCACCATTGTATTGATTATTAAAAACTAATAATGTTCCCCAGCTTGTACCAGTCCAAGCATTACTTAAAGTTCCACTAAAACGATAAATACCTTCAACTGTACAAGCATTCATATCATTTTGAGTTGATTGATTTCTACTTAAATAGTGAGTAGTTATAGTATTTCCACTGCCATCTTGAGTGGCTTTTGTTGCAATACTAGCACTATCTGCACTTGTTGCATGAGTAGCATTAGCAGCATTATTAGCATTTTCTGCTGTAGTAGCTTTTGCTGCTAAATCAGCATTAGCTGCACTATCAGCCTTACCCTGAAGATTACCTATAAATTTAGTAGCAGTAATATTATAACCACTAGCATTTAAATCGCCTGTGAGCGTGCCACCTGTTGTATCTAATTTCGTATCAAATAATGTCTTATGTGCTTCATTATCTGTATTATGTGTAGATAAATCTTTTTTTATCATATCTGTTACTGTTTCTGTTAATCCTTCAGTGATACCTTCTACATTATTATCCATACAATTGTATCCAGAAGTAACTAAAAAATCCGCAATAGCTTTACACATTGCGGACCATTGAAAATACATTTTATTATGTTGTCGACTTAATGCCATACCTGGAATTACTCCTGTAAGTCTTTGTGTCGCATTTTTATATTCACTATCATTATATGTTCTATCTGGATTATTTTCTTCATTAAATATAAGAAAATTTGTTTCTGCCATAATGTACCTCCTCCAACTTAAGACCAATAGCCTTTATCAAAACCAAATAATTTATTTTCATTATCTTCTATATCATAGCCAAAAGATATTTTAGGTGCTGGATCTAACCAATTTGCTTCATCATAACCTTTTACAGTATTAGTTTCCATATCGTAACCAAAAACAGGACCATCTGCAAAAGAATAATTCGCTAAAACAGATTGTGGTTTTGGTACTATATATCCTTTTTGAATCATATTTTTTGTTATCTGATCGAATTTATCTCCTATCACAACCACATCAATCGTCATGTCTTGATTATCCTGAATAATTATTCCTTCACCAAATAATACTCTCCATAAATCTTTTAAATCTAAAATGCCACCTTTCCACATATTTTGAGCTATTTTAGACCGTATAAGATTGCGATAAGCAAAATTGTCCAACATTGGTGATAATCCTTTATCTGGTTGGAAATCTAGTATTCTACTAATACCAGCAATTGTTCCTAATAAATCTTCTTGATTACCAGTAGCCAAATCTAAATCAAATTCATCATCAAAATGAACAGCCAAATTAAAAATATCGTCACTTTTTATAAGTATAGCTTTTATCATTGCCATAAACTTAGATTTAGTTTTATGTTGGCTAGTTATTAAATTTAAATAATTATCAACTAGTGGCAATTAACTCACCTCAATTACTCTTATTATTCCAACAGCAGCAACTTCATTAAAAGCTATATCGATATCTTTAGAAACAATAGGATCTTCATTACGTGCGATATTAACTATGTCTACGCTAAATTCTGGTACAGCTAAATTTTTTACTACCGCTGTAATAGCTGTAAGTAGACCCATTATTGTTACATCATAGCCAATATCTAAATTTAATATATAATTTTCAATACTTATTTTTATTTCATCTGCAATATTAGTTGTATATCCAATATTGGGTTTTATTTTAATATCTACATTTATATTTACATAACTTGGTCGGGAAAATTTAACTACATTTGGCAAACCATCATCATTAGTATAATTTACTGAAGTCGTACCATAAGTACCACCACCTGGTCCTTTACGTAGATATATTTGTTCTGCTATATCATAATCAAGACCACCTTCAACAACAGCTGCGATAGAATGACTAGGAATGCCATTACTATCTGTTATATTTGTATCATTATCATATACTTTATATCTTGTTACTCCTTCAATACTTGCAATACCTGCAACTGTACTATTTAACATATTTTGTCCAGGTATTGCTACACTTAATGCCTGTCTTTGACGTAATTGTTCATCAGTCTCTATTGGTTCACCAGCTACTGCATTAACCTTATTTGTAACAGATAGCCATCCCTTTTGAGGCGTGTATATTTTATTTATTGTACCAACAGTGGCTTCGATAGCTCCGATCTCTTCACATTGCGCAGTAATTTCCACAGTTTCGTTCTCAAAAATTATATTAGTTGGCAAATACCATTTATGTCCTGACTCATCTTCACAAATACCATTAGCAATTACAGTTCCTATATCACCTGTCAAAGTTAATACACATGTAGAATAACTAGCTTTTTTCCTAGCAATACCATTCATTTTTACAATACTATCTAAACTTGTTCCTATAGCAGTTTTAGGACTACGATTGTTATAAATTATTTGTAACATTTGCATCGTATCGTAAGTTTTAAGAGCAAACGCTGATATCATTTGATAATCTTGACTATCATTTTCCAGATAAATATCTTGCCCATAAATTTGTTTAAATTGTTCGATTAAATCATCACGTATATCTATATAACTAGGGACATGTAGTCCCGCATCATCTATAAACGGCGCAGTATATGCCATCAGTTCATCACCTCATTTATCTCAAGGGGACCATATTCAGTATCAACTAGAGCATAAATATCTAATTTTCTTTGTTTACTATCCCATGTAGCATTAAATATTGTTACGCATTTTACTTTGTTGGTTTTTTCTATACGTTCCTTAATAAGTTGCTTAGCTTTATCAATATCACGATTAGCTAAAATATCTTGCCACAAAGGTAATCCGTCGTTTAAATCTTCCCACCATTCATATTTTAATAATTTTAAACGAGTTGATATTGCTTGCTGTACGGCATAAATATCTTTATAAAAACCATTACTATTTGCACCAAATACATAATCACCATTATCATCAAGTTTTCGATAAATCATCAACTTACACCACCAGTATTTGAACCACCAGGCATAATGCCACTATGTGTGTGCCCTAAGAAAATTTTACCATCAATGGTAGTATTACCACCTTTAATATTAACATTACCTACAATGTTAATTGTATTACCGCTAAGTTCAATATAAGCACTACCCTCGTTATTACGAATTTGCACAGAAGATGCAGAATAATTATTTATTCTTTGTGGCTGACTTTTAAAACCAATTAGTGCAAAGCCATCGGATAAATCATGATATCTTCTTTCTACTTGATTCTGAATTCCACCAGATTGCCACCAGGCATCCATGCAATTATCTCCAAATATTACTAAACAATCATCCCCCGGTTTTATAGGAAATGTTATTGAATACCCACCGCCTGAAGGAATAAAAAAAGGAACATCCAAAAGTAATGGTAAATCTACCCATGTTGGAGTTCCTTCATAATTTAATCTAGCCCGAATTGCAGGTTGAACAGTACAAGTTTGTTTATTATAATCTACCGATTGAACAATACCCGGCATAGCCACATGCAATTCAATTCCAAACATGTCTTGCAATCGCTTTTGATACTCAATCAAATCTTGAGTTCGTTCGCTATTTTTTAACATAAACTCACCGCCCTGTCTGCTCTGCTGTAGTATAATTTGTAGGTAATCCAGCTCTACCATTTCTGCCTACACCAATTACTTCAGTTATCCATGTATCGCCCCATGTATCACCATTATGGGATACAGAAAAAACTTGATATTCACCGTTTTGGTCAAACTGTGATTGTTGTGGCAATTGATTATTATTACCTTGTCCTGATAAATCAAAATTCATAGCCTGTCGTTGGATAAGTTCATTATCAATTTTAATCAGTGTATATAATTTCACTCTGCAATCTAATAACATTTTTATATGAATACCATCATCACCATATTGCGGTGTACCAACTAAACCTGTCATCGGCGTTAAAACTAAACACTTATCTTCAGGAATTTCATCTGTAATTTTTTTTATAGTTAGTGTATCATCACTATCAATCCAAAAGTTAGCATCATTATGAATACATATATCACGTATATATTTTCCAGGTGTACCAAAAAATACTTTTCCTCTTGGTAATGGGTGTTGATTTAAATAAGGACTAATTTCACCAACTTCAATTTTCTTATCAGCATTTTCTGATAGTGCTTTTATCGTATCACGCGCTGTGCTTCCAGCTGCTAAACTAGAACGTACCATATTAGCATCAAATAAAATATTTCCTTTTAATGCTATAATTTCTAATCTATAATCTATACCATTCTCACGATTACGAAAGACCTGTACAATATCACCCGTAAAAATTTCTCCATATTGCCCCTCTTGATAACCGGCTTCAATACTAATTTGAAACCCTTCGCGAATGATATCACCTTCAGCTTTATCATTCATATTATATACAACTAAAGTAGCTAATGTTGTAGCTGTTTCAAGTTTTTGTTCAATTTTAAATACACATTTTAAAAGAGAAACATCAATAGCTGTATCATGTTCTTTATCGCGGACATCATTTCCGTTTTCATCTTTTTTATATGCTGGTTTATAGATAGTTATTTTCCATTTTCTACCATATAGTCTATTCATCCTAGTGGTACTTTGATTAGATTCTCCCGATTTTTCTACATCTATCAATCCATAATCAGCCATTTGTATCACTCCAAACTAAATACCAATCTGTATTTAACGTTTCATACGTAGGATATTGCTCATTTACTGTATGTTTTGGCACGATATAGGCGCTACCTATTTGCATATAAGTAAACTGCTCTAATAAGTTTTGAGCAGGCATTATTGGTAAATTTCTTATAAGCATTGTGTCATTACTACTTATACTTATCACCCAATATTTAGCAATTTCATTATAAGTTACCAAAAATGTCAAAGTTATATTTTTATTATCTATAGGAATTTTACAAGAAAACGTCTGATTAGGTATAGGATTAATAGGTATTATAGACAACATTAGCCATTCACTCCCATCGCATCACCTATTGCTTTAGCTCCTGTTTTATTAACTTCTTGCACATTGGCTATAGTTTGTCCACTAGATGTATTAGTCGTAGCAGCTGCTCTTGCACTTACAGCAACTTCAGCTACATTTGCAAATATAATTTCACGTAAACGAACAGTACAACGCAAAGCATTAAAAGTCGTATAATCATCTGGTGTTGATATTTCTTCAATAATCATATTATTATAAGTCTGCAATCTTGTTTCTACATTTATAGGTACTCTAGATTGTTGTAAAATTTTTAAAGAAGTCCATGCTTGTTTGGCACGCCCGCTACCATACAAAGTGATAGGATTAGGAGCTTGAGCTAAAATATTACTATACATTTTTAAATTTATTACTGATTGATAAACATATGCCAAAAATGGATCTGTTGCCATAAAATTATTTGTAGCAGCATCCGTCATCATAATTTCAATAGTTAATTCACAAGGTTCTATAATAGCATGGTCTGTCATTATAACACCTGTTTGTACAGGATATTGCGTAGGTCTTACACGGCTAAGATGTTCTGTACGCATTATCCCATCAAACATTAATCCACCAATTGGCCATTTAGGTGAACTAAATAAAAAATTGGTTAATCCTTTAAAACCTGTAGCATAATTAAGAATGGTATAATTACCTGTTAATTTAGCTAATTGCCTAGAAAAATCCATCCAGTCTGGAACTTTATTATTTTCAATAACATCACTAAAATATTTTATACCGTCTAAAGATAAACCTTTGCCTATAACTCCCAATCACCGTCACCTCTTTACCTTTTGCAAACTATTCGCATTTACCCAAAAACTTAGAGATAAGCATATTATGCTCTATTTAGATGAACATTTAACACTTTTAAAACTTTACGTACATACCATAATGGTTGTCCTAATTTACTTATTAGTTCGCTTTCTATAACAGTTGCCTCTAACGGCAAATTACGATTAATACGGTATTCTATATAATTTTTAACATAATTAATATCTGTTTCTTTTATAGTTTCCATTTCCTTCACCGTCCTTTCTACAACATATATTACCTATTCATAGAAAGGTTTTTAACAATTAAAGTGAAAATTTTATAACCACATAGATGAAATAGCTTTACTCTTTTGAGTGTATCGTGCTTGTCTATTAAATGCTTGCAAACTCTCATCAGCTACAGCTTTGCCTATTTCTTTTGGATTAGCATTAGTATTATTTACACTCACACCACCCACATTAATATTGTAAATAGTATTTCCCGTGCTAGCATAATTAGTGGCATAACCACCAGCCATCATATTTCTGTATAACATAGAGTCGAAATTTGCAGAAGTAAATATTCCAGTTATTGCATCTTTTATAGTTTCAAACGCATCTTTTTCATCTTGCTGATTATCCACATCATTAATAGATTTATTACCATTAAGCGAAAAATAATAACCCTGATTATCTTGAGAGGCACTTAAACCATATTGTGCAGCCATATTTTTTACAATTTGAATATCCGGATTCCCCGTAATACCAATACCAGCCCAATCTTCGCCACTACCTTTAAAGTTAAAGCCATATCCATATGATTCAATAGCATGTAAAAAATCATTGAATTTTTCCAATAAATCTGGATTAAGCATTTTAAGCCAAGCTGACGGAATTGACCAACTAGCTTTTTGTGTTGGATTATAGGAGCCATTTTCTAATTGAGCTTGTACTGCATAAGCATTATCAATTCTTTCAGGTAATACTCCTTCAGGATCAGCAGGGTTTTCAAAACCTTCCACAAATATTCTTGTAGCTTCTTCAACACTAGTGGCATTATTCATCGCATCTAACACATCTTTATAACTAGTATTCAGCTCATATAACAAAAAATCTAATTGTGTTTGCCTGTCAGTCCAATCTGTTCCTCTTGCTTCAGCAAAATCTTTTAATGCACTAAATCTACCATTACCGTTAAAATCAGTATCATGCCATTGTGCTAATCCTCCAGAAGGGCCCCCATTATCATTTGGATTATAAGCAGTAGGATCATAATTAGATTCTCCACCTAAATTTCCCATAACACCAAGAGCAGCTACAGTAGATAATCCGTTATCCATTAAATACTTAGTCATTTCCACCGCAGATTCCCCAGCAATACCTTCTCCTTTGAAGTCATCACTAACGCCAAAAGCTTGACCTGCTAATTTAGCAGCTCCTTTGAAATCTCCTTTTACCAATTTTAAAAGTGCTTGACCTAATTTACCTATAGATTTCAAAGCTCCTGTAATCACATCATTAACAATATCACCAAATACTCGTACAGCTTTTCCTAGGCCATTCCAAAACTCACAAAATAATCTATTATCAGCCATTAATTTAAATAATTTACTAATAAAACGAATAACCGTAGCTAAAATACGAACCATTGCATTTATTACTTTTACAGCTGCATATACAGCATCTTTAAAGGAATAAATATGTTGGGTTTCTCGCATCCCAACAAAAAATTCTCTTAGTATAGTTTTTACCAAATATAAAATAACATCGCATAATTCTAAAAAAGCATTTAATAATTCTACTAATGCGCTGGTTAAATCTCGAACTTCTTCAGATTTTCCTAACTCAATAAGCCAATCTTTTATTATTTCAATACCGTCAGCTATGGTATTTAATAAATTTAAAGATATAGCCCATATACTAAATAATAAATCTTTAAATTTTGCACCAGTACCAGTATCTATCATAGCGTTGTATAACTTATCAATTAACATAATAACAGTATCAATAACGCCATCAGCTAAATTTCCAAAAACTACAGCTAATCTTTTAACAGTGACTATAAAATCATTAAAACTTTTAGAATTACTTATCTCTGATGCAAGATTAAATAGATAATTTTTAAATTCAATTACTTTATCTTTAACTTCAGATAAATAGTTAATGAATTTATCCCATATAGGTTTTGCTATTTCGCCAAACTCTTTAATTTTTAATTTTGCTATATCAATAAAATAATTTAACTTATCCCAGTATTTACCAAATTGTGCTTGTTTACCTTCCATATAACCAAAATAGTCATCAATTAATAGCAGTAAACTACCAACTAACATTAACATTCTACTAAAAGGAGATGCCCGAAGCACTGCAAATAAACTTAAAATAGCGATAGTAGCTGTCTTAATTCCATTAGGAAAAGCTTCCCATAACTTATATACCGATAAAGTTAAGCTCTTAATAAATTTAAATAAATGGAGTCCTATATTTATTACATATACAAAAGCACGAGCAAGTTTTTCGGTCCATGCAGACATATTACGAATAAAACTATCATTAAAAGATTTAAATTTTTCTTTGGCATCTTGCAAGGGCCTATTTAAATATTTCATTAAATAATAGCCAATCCAACTCATTGCATAGGAAACTTCTTGTTTTAGTCTAGTAAATTCAAACATTAAATCACGAAAAGATTTCATTGTTTCTTTAAAATCGCCACCTATACGCATTTGGCGACCATCATTTACCAGCGCCTTATATCTATCCATTAATTCTGGAGTAATTACAATATCTGCTACTGATTCACCTAATGCATCAATAGCTTTTTTCATCTCCCACGCCCCATCTTTAGAAATCATCATACGGCGTGCAAATTTTTCTAATTCTAAATCTTGCTGTGCTGTTGCTTTCATTAGTCCAACCATTGCAGTAGTTATACTAGCAATAGCTGTAGTTATAATACCTGAAGCTTTAATAAAATTAGTTGCCCATGAACCAGTAGCTTTTTCGACAATAGTTGTTGTTGATTGAATTGTATTGTTCATTTCACTAAAGCCAGGTTTATCAATTTGTACGCCTAAGCCAATAAGATATTCTTTTATCAATTCACCTATCATACCACATCATTCTCCTTAGCTTCAGCTTCACGTCTTCTATTCTCGTTATTCACTAAAATAATTTCATGTGCGTCTAATAAATCTTTAAAGGTATATGTACCATCCCATAATTCATGCTGTTTCCACATTCCTGCAAGAACTGGTGCATATACCCAACTGTTTAAATTTTTAAATTCGCAAGGGATATACTCTGCATGGCTTGCTTCAATTCCTTCAAGCCGTCTTCGGTGAAAAAATCAGACACATTAAACACCAATACATTAATCACAAGCAACATTGTAAGTAATGTATTATTTTGAATATCTAATATACCCCATGTGCCATTAGGATTAATAATTGGAGCGGTACGTGCTGGTAATATTTCCCCAACAGCAGACAAACAATCTTTTACAAATGAAATAAATTCAGCTTTAGTCATACTTGTACGACCTTGTGGTAACATTTCATTTAACGATGAATTTTGGATTGGAATTTTATTCTCCAAGCCCATAGGCATAAATTTTTCAAAAAGCTGAAAAATAATATACCCGCCTGTAAACGCATCAAATTTTTTAATTTCAAATTTTCTACCTTGTATTTCAACAACTTTAGATGTTTCACGACTCATAATATCCTCCTATTAAATTGACAATCTTTGAATATCTGCGAATAACAAATTCCAAGCCACACGTTGACCTTGTGCTTGAAATGGTTCATCTGGTTCTTTTACAAACGCACCACCAGAACAATAAAATGTTTTTTTCATTTTTGGTGCAGTAATAGTTAACGAGAGTTGAGCCCATTGACTAGTATCTGCACTCCATACATAGTTAAATAGACCCTGTAGCCACGCATGTAAATTCGATGTTTGCTGTGCATTAATTGACACATTACCATTATTACCTGCAATCTTACTTACCATGATAGTTCCATCAGCAGCTACATCATGGACCGTTCTATCTGTATTTTTAGCGATATTAAAATCACCTATACCTTCACCTCGTAGTTCATAACTACCATAAGCAGGGTGTGATAAAGTAGCCGTTACATCTGTGAAAGAATAAGTATTCCACTCTCCCAATATTCTCAACTCCTTTTATCTATTTACATCAACTTGAATAGTTACATAATGAATAGCCCCTGCCAATTTTAAAGATACATAAATTGGTGGTGCTTTACGCGCATCACGATCTGCTTGTGTTTGTTCATCTATTGGTTCTGATTGAATTAGATATCCATTAGGCAACGTATCGCCATTTTTTAACTCCAACATATCGTTTCCAAGCCATTTACCACCCGCGATAAACCCAACACGTGCCATATCATCACAAACTGTTTTTATTGCATTTTTTAATTGTGTCATACCTGATTCTGTTTGACTAATTTTATTATTATTCACAAGTAAATCCATGATAGCTAATTGCATATCATTTTTATACTTATCTAAATAAATAATCTCATCAAAATATGAACCATCAGCCATACGGCCTTCTTCAAATATGTCATAAGCATTACCACGATTTATATAAATATTACCGTAATTATTTTTTATATTATCTACTTGGCTAGATGTTATTTCTTGAATAGTATTTTCTGTATTTACTCCCACTTCTGATTTATAAGCTAATGTAAAAGAACTATTAATAGTACTTACACTCATAGCTCCCATAGCCCAACCAATAATTGCACAAATAGCATCTAGATGAGTAGTGCTATACTGTCCTATAGTTTGTCTATATTTAAGCTCTCGTAATTTTACAAAAATATTATCCTCATCATCTAAACAATCAGATTTATTAGTAGTATAAGCGAACATAGTTGAAGGTGTAGTAGCTTCTACATACCCCGCTAATTCAATAATTTGTTCATCTGTTAAATCACCACAATAATTAGCGATATACCATTCACTATCAACTTGACGACACGCAATAAGTGTTTCTAATGGTGTCTCTTTCTTTGTTTCCGAAATAGTAGCTGAACCATTATTAATTACTATGGTTCCTGTATATGTCATAGAACCTGGTGTATTTCCTTCACCAGCCTTTATTTCTGATACAGTGATTACATCACCTGTTGCAGTGAAATTATATAATGTATTTAATTCAGATTTACTATTAAAAGCATTAGCAATTGCTGTAGCTGTTTCTTGAACACTTTCCCCCACTTCGTAATCTGTACCTGCCGTAAGGGTTACTTCATTAAATGTAACCGTATCTGTATCGGCCGCTCCATTTGTAGTTACTGTATAAGTGTTCTTACCTGCTACTTTTAAAGTATTTATCTTTCCTATAGCCACTTTTGGTGGGGTTTTAGTCTGTCCAAAAATTAAATTAGCTGCTTTATATAAACGGTCCCCTGTAGTAAATCCTTCTTGTAACATCGCATTAATATTGTCATAAGTTTTAATACGATTTGTACCAAAATCCACGTCATCACTAACATCGCCTATTAATAAAGCCAAATTAAATTGTTTTCTAGTCGCTGATACAGCCGCCAAATTAACTACTATATTAACAATAGAATCAATCGGCAAAGATGATTTAATAGCCATTATATACCTCCTACCTATTATTTATTCCTAAAGAAATAGACACATTTTCAATACGACCTACATCGTCAGGAATTAATTCATATAATTCATTGAAATTTAAAACTAAATCCCATCTATTCCACCATTTACCTGCAAATAATTCATTTGCTTGCGTAATCATTGGTAAATTAGGGATTAAAAAGACGGAGTTTTTACTTAGCAAGTCGTGTATATTTTGCTTAAAGACTCCGTCTTTTATTTGATTTGCAATATCATATGCATTAGGACCATAAATAGTAAATAATACATTCCAAACTCTAGTTCTCGCACTATATCGCATAACAGTATCATTTTCTGCAATATATTTACTATCTAACTGTTTAGCGTAATCATTATTTAGTTCAGACAAATTTATAAAAATAATATCATCAGTGATTTTCCAATCGGGCATACCATCTTGCGGATATTTAAAGCGAATAAATTTATTAGGCATTTTTAAATTCTTGCCTGTAATATCATTTGTAATATCCCAAAATAGATTTTGTAGTTGTTTATAGTTCATAGCACACCACCTATCATCGTACCGATTGCTTTGTAGTATCCATTGTCACTGTAATCAAAGACTTGCAAGAGTTTGTAGGCTTCGCCACGATAAATGCAAACATCAGAAGTTTTTTCTGTATCGGTCAAAGCAAATTCGCATTCATCAGTAAAAAATGATTTTAGCCCGTGAACTCTATCAGCTTCAGGTAACATATCGATATCTTTACTCGATGATGGCAATACAATTCCCTCAACGATTAATTTTGTTTCTGCTTGTGTCAATTCGCCTTTTACCCATTTAGGTTCAGATTTTTTGATTACAATAAAATTTGTGCAAAAATCTGGGTCGTGAATAAGCTCTGATAAATTAATCATTTTTTATCCCTCAAAACATATGTTATTGATTTTCTTAGTTCATTTGTGTCAACAAGTGGGATATTAGAACCTTTCTTTTTAATTGTACTTTTTGCATTTGGCACCCAATTATTTTTAGGATTTTCAAACCAATTTTGTGCTGCTGATTGCGCTAACATTCCAACTTTATGCAAATTAGCTTCTGTCTCAATTACATTCATATTTAAAGCAGACACACTTACCTCTTTTAACTGTTGTGCAATTATTTCTTTACTATTTTCAATTGCTGGTTCTAATACTGGTCTAGGTGGAATATTTAATAAAGGACTACCATGTTCTTTTAAATACAAACTATGCGCTTTACTATATTTCATCCCTTTTTCTATATTAGACTGCATTTCTTCACGCATAATTTTATTTCGTACACCGTGTGTATGGATATATAAAAGCTCAGCATTATTTATAGCATCGTCATTTTTACGTATAGCTTCTTCCTCAGGAATACCTACCAATATTTCTTTTTTAGATAAATTCTCTAATTCTTTACAAATTCCAGCTAAACCCGAACCCTTTTGTTTTAAAAATACTTTTCCATTTACCATACAACCATTCCGCCTTTAGCAACAACTTTCGCTAAGGTTAAAAATTGTTGACCAAAAGCTGTTTGCTTATAAGTCCCCCAACCCTCAAAATCATTTGCAATAATACTAAAATCATAAGAAACAGATAAATCACCTGCACTCTTTGAAGTTTGGACACCTTTTGCCAAGCCTGCATTAATAAATTTTTTAACACTATCTTCAGCACTAGATAATGTTTGAAGATATAAAGTAAGAAAATGGGCAATAAAAAGACTCATACAAGTATTCCACATATCATTGTAACGATTATATGAAATACAAGCATGAGCCAATTTTACATATGCAGTTATTACTACATCGGGAATTAAATCCTCGCCCGCCTCATTTTGTTTAGCAAATTGCGGATAAATTTTAAAAAAATCTTCTTTTGTATATTCAGGATTTTTACCACCACGAATATTACTTGCTTCAGCTATAATACCATAAAGGTCAATAGCATTATACATCATTTTTCTTTCTCCGCTGTTATTTCTGTTGTAGTAGTTACATCATTTTTAACGTTTTTTTTCGTAGATTTTTTGTCTTCAATTACCTCAATACTACCATCTTCTTTTGCCCAATTATAAATAGGGTCATTTACAATCCAATCTGGCATTGTAGCATATACAAGTGGCTCCGCAATTAAGACTTCTTTAGTTTCTCTATTAGTAAAGCCAATTCTTTTTTTAGCGATTAAATTAATCATATAAACACTCCTTAAATCCCATCACGATAAATAAATGGTTCGTAATAATGTACTTTTACTTGACCGACATTTGCCATATATAAACTATCATAAGAACCATTATTTATATTAGGTTGAGTCATCACACGTGCAAGTGGTACAGGGACATCCATACCAACAAAACGTTTATTATTCGCGTAACAAATCATACGATTTTTCTGTCCAGTTCCTGCCTTTTCACAAAATCTACACTCACCGATGAAAAGGTCTACACCTTTTAAAGTGGCAATATTATTTTCCATAAGATATTTCATAATAGAAATACCGCCCGGCACACCTGCCACAGTAAGAGGTGTCATATTAATATAGGCATAATTTGCTGGGTCAATTAATATATGATTTGGAATTGCACTATTATCATACTGTGCAGCTGCCCACGCATCAGTAATAGCTTCATTAACATCTCGTAAAATTTCTTCTGGCGTTTTATTTTTCCATTCTGTTTTTGTTGAAGCACCTTGTGCCACAGATGTTGCTACAACATTTGGATCATTTACAAGCCCTGTAGTTCCATAAGATTGTTGACCCAAATAAGTATTAATATCCATATATTTATCATAATCAAGACGAATACCATCATCATAGACTTGTTCAATGGAACGACCAGTAACCGCTCCACGTAATTGGTCTTGAATTTTTACACTCATAGCTACTTCATAAGGCATAACCTTATAAATGTCTTTAGAAAAATCTGCTTGAATTCTGCGAATATTATTTTGAATGCCGCCCACGCCATCAGCTTGACCGCCAGTAACAGCATAATCAACATTAAATGCAGAAGTCGCTTCGACCCAACCACCGCCACTTTCAATTTCTATATCACGCGGATATGTTGTATTAGTAAGTGGTTCACGAAGTAACGGATCTAATTTCTCCAATTCTGATTGTAAAAAAGCAAGTCCGCTTGATACTGCATCAGCATCAAAAGTCATGATGTTTGTTGCACGAGTAGGTGCAATCGGTAAATTATAAACTTTTTTAGCCATTTATTTATACTCCTTGTCTTGTTAATATAGTTATTTCTGCTACATTTCTAGAATCTTTGACACTAGACCATTTAGCATTTGTTAATTCAATACAATTACCACTATCATCTTCCGCACCGAAATCACCAATAATAGAACCCTCATAGCTAGATGTTCCATCAACGGTACGAACATAAACCTTACCACCAATAGTTGGGGAACCCCATGCGCATACAACAGAAATACCACCTCGTTGTAAAATATCACAAGGTTCGTTAGCCTCATAATAACCAAAATTTTGATACGGATAGATTTTAGCTGATTTTACTTTTCGCATGGCTACGCCCGCAAAATCAGTTGCAGTACTCGTAGCTTCCCAAGCTTTTACACTACCATCTGTATTTTGTACCACAGGACCACCAAATAAAATTTTTCCACTTGTTTTATTTACTGGTCTTGTTCTAGAAACTTCATCGCCATGACGAGAAGCCTGTCCTGGATAACCATAATTCATATTAATTCCAATTACACTACCTGGCATTATTAATTCCTCCTAAATTATTGTTTAAAATGTGGATTGCGTTTACGACAATTATTACCAAACGCTTGTTTATTTAAATTATTAGTCATACTATCAACAGTTTTTTTCTGATTAGCAAGTGCACCGTAACCACCATTAATAGGCTGAGTAGATTTTACTTGCATAGCATCTCTTACAATTTTAGATAAAGAATCAGACATTTTTTTGCGTTGTTCTTTTGGTAATTCTGCAACTACAGGCTTCATAGCACGAATAATATTTAATGCCATAGCTTTATCTGTTGTAACAGGTTTTTCTTTTTCCATTTCTTCCTCATCATTAATTTGTTCTGGTGAAACAGTTACAGATGCTTCATCCGGTTCATCTGTAGTCTCATTAGTAAGCTCATTTTCTAAAGCATCAAGTGCATTTTCTTCTTTAGGATTAGCTCTTTGCTCCACAGCTTCTATTCTCTGATTTAAAGAACCCAACGCATCTAAAATTTTAGTTAAAGTATCACTATCATTTGTTGCTTCTTCATTTTTTGTATTTGGTTCATTTGACTCACTTTCTAATGAATCAATAGCTCTTGTAGCCTCCGCTATTTCATCTGGCTCTGCATCTTTAACAAATTTGTTATACATTCGCTTAAAAATATTTTCTTTTTTACCCATTTTACTTACTCCTTTTGGTTCTTCATCTCTAATCGACACTGTATGACCTGCTCTACCTCTATCTACTACTGCAACATGATTACCCAGAATATTTGCTTGATAAAACGTACCATCATTATTATCTACATAATCACAATCATAACCGCATGAAATTTCACGTTTACCACTTTCAATTTCTGCAATTAGAATCGCATCATAAATGAATAAATCTGCTAATAATTTATCAGCTAAATCATTTTTACCACGATGTACATTTTGTACTACTCCTTTAGTATAAATATTATAATTATCGGATTTAACATCTGTGGATGGATGATTATCTGTTACAGGTTTACCTTCAAAACTAGCGATAGCTGTAGTTTTAAACACTTCATCTTCATTTCTATAAACAGTGATAATATTTTCACCACTAAGCCCTAATTCCTGTGGTAAATATTGTTGTTCTCCACACCTTGCAATAGGAACATCATGACATATTAAATAGCCTTCAGGCGTTCTCGTCATATGGGGCGAAAATCTATCACCGTAATATGCTTTCAAATACTATCACTCCTTTACATAATTTTTTCAAATGCTTTTCTGCTCACCATTTTAATTTTTCCATTGTAATAAATTTTTATTGGAAAAGTATACTGTGATAAATCAATTACAGGCTCAGCATAGCAACGACAATTAGGACAACAGCCTGCATGATAATTACCCAATGTATTTTTATAGCGCCTTCCTGTTTTCTTGCTGTATTGCGGAAACAAATTTTCAGGTGCTGGCGGTTCATTCCAGTTGATAAAAACACCATTCATTTTCTTATGGCTATCACGCGTTCTTCCATCTCCCTGCCCACCACCAACTGCACGCCATACATACCAGTTAATATTAAATCGACGACAACGTATTTCTGTTAATTGCGACTGTGTTTTTGATACTTCTGTTCTCGCGATAAGTTCTGCTCTTGCTTTCGTTTGCTTAGGAAACATCTGTTTAATTTCTTTGGCAATTTCAAAAGCTCTGCGCCCTTTTAGACTTTCACGGCTCACGTACTGCGTTATATCACTTGCTATATCAAGTGGCAATGTTTTGATAATTTCAGCATTACGCTGTATCTGTTCTTGCAGTATTTTTCCGGTAAATTCTTTAATCTCCCTCTGTAAAAGAGTATAAAAAATACCGCCTTTACCATTTAAGGCGGCAGCTTGTTTCCACGTTTTACCCTGGTCAACAAATAAATGCGTAACCATCTTCATAGCTACACTTTCGGCAAATTGCTGGTACTCACGCGAAGAAATTAGGTCTTTCATTATCTTGTTTATAAAATCTAGGTCGGTAGTATCGCCAATTTTTCCAATAATATATCGACTAATATTTAACAGATTACGGCGATATGCTCGTTCAATTCTTTGTTTAGGTTCCCATAACAAGCCATCAACTCCTAAAATTGGACATAGAAAAACCACTCTACAATTTATATAGAGTGGCTATTTTATCTGTATCCCTTTTTTGTACGCTTCACGAGCTTCATTCAAACTCATGTGATTTGCTCCGCCCTTATAATCAGGATGAGAACGTTGATAATTATCATCTTCCCAACCGCATACTCCGCAAATATCGAAACAATCTGATTCAATCATTCCAACATTACAACAAGGACAAAATGTTTTATTATTTTCCGCCATGTTTCAAATCCTCTTCCTTATGCTTATCATAATATGCTTGACCTTCAGTAGGTTTAAACATTGTATAAATTCCTTTATCTGGCCGCCCCTTCACAAAATCATTTGTTTTTCTATTATAACGAATTAAGATATCATCTTTTGTTTTATGTCCTAATATGTTACCACTGACAGGATGTTCAATAAGTTCTAAAGCCCTTTGGATATATTGTTCCTTTGTAAATCCAGGATATTCCTTTCCATGTTTAGACATATGATTATTTAATGCCTGCTTACTACGAAAATTTCTGACTTTAAAAGTATTTCTTCCTGTACTTAATACTTCAATTTTAGCATTTTCATTGCCATTTGTCGATTTATTTTCACCACCACTTTTACCGAATTTACCATCAGGTCGGCGTGGATGTTTTTCTTCCTCCCATGCATCTGTTGTCAAGCTAGGGAAATTCTTCATCAGTTTTTTTTAAGCTATTCATTGGCATAGAGATATTTTCTTCATTTAGCTGAATAATTTCATCATCTGCCTTCTCGATATCTTCATCAGTAATATTGCTGAACATTCCTGTTAGTTCAGCCTGCTGGCGAAGTTCTTTCAATGCTATTTTCTGTGATATTATACCGGCTTGAAAAGCTTTAGTAATACTATCAATATTTTTAGAAGCTAAGTCTGCCATCTCATCATCAGATGGTCTACGTACAGGATTAAATTCATAATCAAAATCATCAGGAATAGCACCTAATTCGCTCATAATCATAATAGGCAAGATTTTATCATACACAGGACGTAAAGAACTTTCTTGTTTTTCTTCAATAGTATCATAATAATTTTGCATATCTGATTCGCCAGTTGCATTCATTCCTGCTGGTGAACGACCAAATAACTTTGTTACAGGAATTTCAGCCGCTCCTGCTAAATCCATCATAAAGCGGTCATAGACTTCACCCACACCGCCAAAAGTATACTGATGACTTTCATATCCATCATTAGCACCAATTACCTGAATAGAATTATTGTTCATTAATGCATTCATAGCTTGAATCGTATTATATAGCCCCTGCACTACTTTTTCAGAGCCGGTAGCCAAAACCTGTTCCATACCCTCCATTTTATATACTCTTAAATTAGCCATAAAAGTTAGCATAGCAATATTCCAACTTACATTGTCACGTTTTTTCAATTCGTCAAATACATGTTCAATCTCACTAGCGCCCCAATATGTTTCTGCTAATTTTTCAAGATATGGTAAATCACGCCCGATAAAACGAAGGATACGACTATAATGAACACGTACACCACGTTCAATATTATCTGAAGTAATAGTATAATATTTAGGCATTCCAAACTCTGCATCAGATTCATCGGTTATTAATTCTTCTTCTGGTGTAATACCTGACCAGCGGTCAAGAACTAGCAAACCTTTATAACTACCTGGCATTATTTGGTCATATTCGAGAGGTTGGTCAAGAATATCCTCATGTCCTTCAATCATAATTAAAGCACCAGCACCGCCATATAATCTTCCTAATTTACATCCTTCTAATATTTTTCGACTAGTTTGAGTTTTACGATCCGCTTTTGTAACACGTTTTATTTGCTTTGGTTCTATTTGTGACAATATCTTATATCCATTTTTTATCATATCTTCAGGAATAATATCTATTATTCGTCTTACCACCCAATGTGAGCGATAAAGTGAATTTATTGTTTGCCAATCTCTAGTAAATCTAGTTAAAGGGTAATCTGTTGTTTCTAATAAATTTGGCATAAACAATCCTGTGCGAGCCATTACATTTTGAAAAGAATCTTGCACTTTTCCTTTTATTGGTTCTGCACGAACTTTGCGCTTTTTTCTACTCAATGTTGAAACCTCCATTTTGGTAATATTGTATTAATATAATAGCGTAAGGCATCGCAACCATGATCATTTTCTTTAATTGGCTTTTCTTCACCACGCTTAGCTGCTTTTTCGTCCCATATATAAGAATGAAATTCACGAATTAAATTAGTACAACATTTATGTACTCTTAGTTTTTTTAAACTCATTAACATAGCAACTTTTCGTATACCATCATTTACGGAATTATCTGCTTCTTTTACTCTATAACCATGACCACGAAGTACTATTTTAAAACTAGCAGCTGACGGATCGATAACCACAAAATCAGGAAATTCTTCATCAATAAATTTATTGAAATCATTGATATAATCTTCATCTGATTTTTGTTGTTGTTCCTTTCTACTATCATAGTAATATTCGTTACAAACAAAAATGGTATCTCCGTCATCATAGATGTCCAGAAATACCATTGGATTTGTTGTACCATAGTCAATACCTATATATCGTCTACTTTTTGCTTTAGTAGCCCCTGTAAATATTTTACTATCATCATCAAATATTAAGTCATCGCTAAACATATCATAAATAATACCCTCTGCTAATACCCATAATCCTAAAATCATACGCTTAAACCACATACCTTTATAGGCATTACGGATATTCTCTTTGTAATCTTCAGGTAGATTAGGATTATCATCAAGCTCAAAATGATAATCACGTACCATACCTTTTTGTAACTTTACTTCATCTGTAATATATTCTGCATATAAATAATGATAAGGGCTATCTGGATTAGTTGTACCGTAAAGTTTCGCACCTCTTATGCTAAGTCTATTAAGTAATTGCTTAAAAAATTTTTCTGGCATCAAACTAAGCTCATCACAATATGCTCCTGCTAAAGTTTTACCACGAATATATTTTTCTGAACCTTCGTCTTTAGCTCCAACTACTTTTATTCGTCTTTGGCATTTGATCCCATCAGTATACCAATATATAGTTAAATCTCCACTTTGGCGGTTATACTCATAATTATCTTCGCCAATAGTATCAAATAAATCATTTAGTACATTATCATATATAGTATCCTTAGATACCCCAGTCATTAATAATAATCCTTTAGGCCCTGTCATAATGTAATTTATCCATTTTGGTATCATAGCTACTGTTTTACCACTTCGCACACTGCCTTCAAGAATATTAATAAATGCATCATTAGCAATCGGATTATAAATAAAATCTAATGCTTTTTGCCCCCATAAGCCAAATTCCATTATTTATCACCTCTTGCTTGATTTAATGATTTAATTAATTGGTTCATAGCTGATGACTGCTGTTCATTATTTATTTCTACTTCACGTTTTTCACGCCATTCATTTGGTTTGCGATTTTTTAGCCAGAATATTTGGGCTGTTACATTACCCTTTAAGGCACTTTGCAATAAAGCATTTTCTACTTCATAATCAACTATTTCTTTGCCTTTTTTTAGGGTGTCCGATATGTCCGAATATTTCTTTTTCCATTCGTTTAATGTTGAACGTGATATATTCATATTACTGGCTATTTGCCCGTCAGTTAATCCATCTCTTGACCAACCTTCAAGAAGTAATAGCCCCTCTTTGCTTATCCAATATTTGTATTTTCCATTACCTGCCATTCCTCCTCACCACCTAAATTTTTGTACTAAAAAAGCCACTGCAAATATAACAGTGGCTTAAATCCCGTATCATTAATTTTTATTATTCGATTTAAAAGTAGATACACTACCAAGTAAATGTAGTATAACACATTTGTCAAAAAATAGCAATTATCTTGTTATTAATAAAGCTATTTTTTACTAATATCACGTAATTCTATTAATTTCTTTCCAATATCTTGATTTAATGAAAACGTAATATGCCAATATCCTTCATATATTTTTTCAGTTATTTCACTTTTTCTTAATTTATCAGCTAATATACCTACAGTACTTGCTAATCTATAAACTTCTTCTAATTTGTTTCTAAATTTAGGTTCATTAACATCTATTTTATAATCTTTTCCCTTTATTTCTTGTTCTAAGCTTATTAATCGTCTATTTTCACGCTCTATTTTTTCATACTTATGTTTCCTTAATTCATTTTCCATGTACTCAAAAGCTTTGATGTATTTTATTTTCCATTCCAATGCCTTTTGTGTAGTAAAACCCATTGCCAATAACGCAAAACCATTTCTTGTCATTAAATACATAGGATATCTTCTTCCACGATTAGTAATATAATGCGATTCATAAAACCAATTTTTCACAGCCGAATTTTCGGCTGTGAGATATTCTCTTATACTATCCAATACATGTTTATGTTCTTTATTAAAATCATCTGCAACTCTTTTACTTGATACTACCAATGTGTTATTTCTTAATTCTACAGGTCCAAACATTATATCATCCTTTCTTTTACCCATAAAAAATGATATAATAAATTTATCAATCTTTATGGTTGACGCTATGACAGTCCTACAGCTTTTAGTCGAGTAATAGGGCTGTCTTTTTATTTATCTTTTAAGCTATTTAAACCATCTCTAATTCCTTCAGCTCTTGTTTTATTATTTCTTTTACAATAATCATCTAAGATGTTTAATGTTTCATTACTTACTTTTACTGTTAATTTATTTGGCTTAGGATCATTAGTTGGTCTGCCTATTTTTTTGACCACCGCAATACCTCCTTTTTGGTCGACTTAATTATACATTTTAGTCGACCAAATGTCAATAAAATTTTTTTATAACTGATATTTTGACCGTAAATTTATCGTGATTCAAAATTTATTGATAAACCCGCATTTATTTGTACTAAAGTCTTTTTATTGTTAGCTTTTCGTCTACCTTTGCCGTTATTAACGCCACCTTTTATCTGTTCTCCTTCTTGTAAGCTCATTGCCTTATACATTAAATTTTGTTGTCGTTCTTTTTCCCAATGATTAGCAAAATTCATGTCTTGTGGCCACAATTCAGCTCCACATTCAGGGCATTTAAAATAATCACCTTTAGCCTGCATATGCACAGCTTTACCTTCATAAGTTAAACAAATATTACACAAAATATCTTTACACATACATTAATCCTCCAAATACTAATAGGGTAGCCAAAAGCTACCCTTTAAATTATCCAATTAAAATTAAGCTTATTCCTACAAGCACAAAAATTATACAAGTTCCTAAAATATATTTTTTATCTTGTTCACGTTCCATTTGTTTCAATTCATATCTTGTTGGTATTCTCATAAATCAAAATCCTTTGCTTTATATGTTTTTTTATCTTTTACATCTCTAATAACTAAATTAAGCACCATATATCTTCTTCTACTAAGAAACTTTACAAATAAATTAACTACTCTTTGACAAAATCCTAATCTACCTTTATTTATTACTTTATTAGCTACTGGATCACTACAATGACCAGAATTTGTTAGGATATTTTGTTCGTATTTTTGCATTTTATCCCTTCTTTATATTTTTTATATCCATTAGCCATACATTTTTTCAAATCGGGTTTTCCTAAAATACATTGTTGTTTATGTCGCCTAAGACTGCATAAAAAGATACCATCATCAAAATAACTATATTTACACGACATAATTATCACCCTTTCATATATTTAGCTATTTTAGCTTTTACTGCTTCCATCATTGATTGCTGACCATTTGCTTTATCTGAAAGTGCTTGCATTACTCTCTCATCTTCAGTATCTTTAGCGATTAAATGATGTATAACTACTTTTTCTTTTTGCCCTGGTCTATGCAATCGTTTATTTGCTTGTTGATATAGTTCTAAATTCCATGTAATGCTATACCAAATAACAATATTTCCGCCATGCTGTAAATTTAAACCATGACCTGCACTAGCTGGATGAAGTAGACCCATTTCTATTTTGCCATTATTCCAATCTCGCAAATCTTGTATATTCTGTAATACTCTAGCTTTAGGAAATCTTTTTAATATCTTATCTTTATCATGCTGATACCAATAAATGACCATAAGATTTTTGCCTATGTTATCAACTTGTATTTCTTCTAAAGCATCAAGTTTATAATCATGGATATTTATAATATTTCTACCTTCATCATAAATAGCTCCGCTTGCAAATTGTAATAACTTACCTGTTAAAACGCCTGCACTACTTGCTGTAATTATTTCATCAGACATACTTAATACTAATTCTCGTTCAAATTCATAGTACTTTGACATGATGTTTTTTGGTAATTTAATAGATACCTGATTATAAATAACTGGTGGCAAATCAAGATAATCACCTGATTTTAGACTTACACAGATATCTGATATTTTGCTATATATTTCCTGTTCTGCATGCGGTAAGGTTTCATAACTAAAAACCACATGACCATTTGTTTGTGCGGGCCTAAAATAATTTTTACGATATTGTGTTATAGTCTTACCTAACCTTTTACCACCATCTAATAAATATATTTGACTCCATAAGTCCATGAGTCCATTTGGTGCTGGCGTTCCAGTTAGTTCTACTATACGTTTGATAAAAGGTCTTATTCTTTTCAATGCTCGAAATCGCTGACTACGATGATTTTTAAATGACGATGATTCATCTATCACCACCATATCAAAATCCCACTTTTTACCTAAACTATCTACTAACCAGCCGATATTTTCACGATTGATAGTATATATATCTGCCTGCATATTTAATGCTTTTTTTCGCTGTTTTAAATCACCACAAATTACAGATACTCGCAAATCTTTTAGATGTTCCCACTGGTTTATTTCATCTTGCCATGTTACTTGTGCTACTCTTTTTGGTGCTATTACTAATACTTTATTTACTACCCAATAATCATACATAAGCTCAGATATTGCTGTTAAGGTGGATACTGTTTTTCCCATACCCATATCCAGCATTAAAGCAATAGCTTCATTATTTATTATTTTGTCTGTGGCATATTTTTGATAAACTCTTGGCTCGTATTTCAATCATAAATCACCTTCTTTGCTATACTCATTTATAAATAACTCAACGTGGTCTTTACTACTTATTACCCATACATCTACACCATGATTTATTAATTGCTTTATACGTTCCCATTGTATTTCTCTAGGGCTTTTATTTGGTGCTTTCAATTCTACAAAAACTACTTTCCCATACGGCATGATTACTATTCTATCTGGTACACCCGCCGTCCCTGGGCTAGTAAATTTCCAAACAATACAGCCCAATTTCTTCAACTTATCTGTAAAATATTTTTCAATTTGTTTTTCTAACATAACTCACTTTTTTTCTAGGTATACCAAGTATACTTTGTTCTATATAAGCTATATAAATTAAGAAAATAATGTACATATGTCTTTTATTTTCTTAATTTCGTGAATCTATTTATAAATTTGGTATACTTAGTATACAAAACCTCAAAAAACCCTATTTTATAGTATTTATTAAGCACACATACTAAATTTTCATTTCAAATGATGTTTACAATTTTATTAATTCTTTTAAATCCTTTTTGTAAACCATAACGCTTTATTCTCATTGGACTTCGGGGTTGTTTCCAGCCTTCTGTTTTTCTTAATACATCATTTATTTCTGTGGCCATAGCTCTAGTTAATTTCTTTACATCACCATTTAATAGTTCCACCCAAATTTCTAAAGCACATATTCTATCACGTTTGACAAGTGGCCCATTGTATTCAAATCCATCACCACGAATGAAATCTTGCCTATCACTGATACTCAACTCTGCCCAATTTTCAGGTATTTCTTTTTCAATAAATTCACGTATCATACCAGCTAATGGGCTTTCTTCAGTATGTTGTTCTTGTACTTTTTTAGCTTCTTGCTCCATTTCTTCATCAAGATATAATCTTTCGCCACTCTCATATAGTTCTTTAGCTTCCGCCCACAACTGGTCAATGGTATCTTCGCTAATTTCAAAAGGATTTAATCTTCGTTTATTCTTATCTACCATTATTGGCCACCAACGACGACCACCAGTTTGATCACGAATAAAATCATTATTATTTGTAGAAGCTATAAATATACACTGTCTAGGAAAACGTTCTGTACGTCTACCATATGCAGGTCGAAAACTGTCTTCACGCTTAGTAATAAAATGCTTTATTTGTTCAACTTCAGCTTTACGAACTGCCGATAATTCCGCAAGTTCAATAACCCAAAATCCTTGAATCTGTTCCATACCTTCTTTACCAATAACTGTACTCATACTGTCAGAACTCCATTTTTTGCCAATACGACCAATAATATAAGATTTACCTATACCTTGACCGCCAACTAACGTTACTACATAATCAAATTTCGTTCCTGGATTAAACACCCTAGCCACACCTGCACAAAACATCTTTCTAGTCATTGCACGATTAAGCTTCGTATCTTCGGCTCCTAAATAATCTATGAATAAAGTCTCTACCCGATGCTTGCCGTCCCATTTGATACTTTTTAAATATTTTTTTACTGGATTAAAACTATGTCTATGAATAGTTTCTAATATAGCATCAGCGATTATCTCTTTACCTTTTATGCCGTATACATCAGATATATAATTTCGCAAGGCGCTATCATCAGCGTCAATCCAATCGCCGGTATTATTATCTTTACGCCATACTAATTTATCTAAAACCACCATTCTATGAGCAAACTCATCTAAAGCAAATTTACCTTTTAAATTAGGATCATTTTCTAATATTAATTTCACATTATGAGGCGTATTTTCATATCCGCCCCAACGATTTATATCCATCTTAGCAGTCCATTTTGTATCAATATCATCTAGGACCTCAAAATCAGTTTGTACCTCTGCTAATCTTTCTTTACCGATAGTTTCTTTTACTTCTTCATCAGCTATAGCTAAATCTTGCATAGCTTTATAACTTGGCAATCTTCCCGTTGGCGTGCCCTCTGAAACTTCATCATCTAACTGTCTAAATTTATGCAGTCTTACCATATCAAAAGCATTTAATAATTTTCCACAAGCAGGGTCAGTACTATGATGACTGTAGATAAAACAATTATTATAAACAATAGCACCAGCTGATGTACTTCCCTCAGCATAGGTATATCTATCATCAGTACCACATGGTACATATATATCAGATAAATATTTTTCTATAGCTTCTTGAATAGTATACGAGCGACAAAAAGCACCAATAATTCCTTTTTTACTGAGTGGATCTTCCTGTTTATCTACCGTTTTTTTGATATCTACTTGAACTCTACTACTCACGGGCCAAAAACTTTGGTCTTGCCAATTATCATATCGATTTAAATATTCATCAGCATCTACCCAAACCCCATCATTGTATTTGAAAATAAATTCACCATCTTGACTAGTACTAGGAAAATACATCAATCTATGCGGTTGATATGTGGTATCATCAAATAAATCAATATCGATATCATTTGCTATCATACGACTTATTGCTTGATATTCATCTGGATTTACAGGACGATTTATCGGTATGACTAATCTATACCTAGGTTTATTTTTACTATGCTTATGCGTACTATAAATACAACAAGCTACATTACCTATCGTAAAAAATAAATTATCCCAAAAATCATTAGTGGCAAAATCAGCGTCCAGTGTTATAACTGAACGCCATTGTACATTTTCAGCGACTCGCCTACCTTCTTTTAATGCCCCACCTACAAAACCGCCAACATCTTTAATATCATCTTGCTTTGACTTAGCAAACGATTTATATTCAGCAACGGTCTCCCCTGTTCTTCTAGTTTTTGACAATTTAAAAAGAAGTGTGGACCATGATAACTGTTTATTTTTCCATTTCTTTGATTTTCTACTACTAGCTACAGCAATAGATACTTCTCCGTCATATTTTAACTTAGACAAATTGTCTATGTTCAAAGCGGTATTTTGCATTATTAATTCACGTCCTTACACCGCCTCTCTTTGCGGTAAAATTTGTTTTTCAGGTTTAAATATATCGCTGCAATTATCATAATTAATATTAGCTTTATCAGCCCATTTAATAATCTCATCATTTATCTGCTTATTATTATGAGCTGGTTTATTAGCAAATAATTTTGCTTGTATTAGCTTATTATTTTGCACCTCGATACAAGCTTTTAACTTACCTTTATCATCAGACATTAAAACTATATTTGATTTACCTGTATAAACAGCATCAACATAATTACCCACACAATTTCTAAAAATTTTGCCTATATTGCGAAGTACATCTGAATTCTCAGGTAAATAAAATTTAATACTATCAAACTGCATAGCTAATCTTCTACAGATTGGGTCATTGATATTAAAAGCTCTAAATGGATGTTCCTGTTTATAAATAGCTGTTACTAAATAATCATGTAGATTAGCAGGAGCCGGTTTTTCTTGCCAAAGTGTAGCTTTATCTTTCAATTTAAATATCATATAAATAGCGTCTTCACATGAAATTTTATCTTGAGAATTATGCCACCAACGCATTAATGCATTGATATATTCTATTCCCCAGTTATAAGAAATTAGTGCTAATTGATTTAATAATGTGCGAATATCTCGTCGCCATAAAAAATCAAATTCCAAACAATTATTAATATTATTGAAGGTATCTATATTACCTTGAGCTATAGTATAAATTTGTTTATGACGTAATAATAAAAATGGTTTATCTTTTACTAATCGTCTAATCGCAGGCTTATTTGGTAAATTTGCTATTTCTAATAATCCTGATATTGTATCTTTTGCCTTACTTATGATTTTCAATCGTTCATCTGATAAATATGCATCATCTAAATCATAAAAATTTCTATCAGCACTACCATAATAAAATGGATATTTACGATATATATAGTTATAATCAATAACTGATAAATTATTTAAGTCTGTAAAAGCCAATCGATAAGCTATATTCAGTATAGGTTTTATAAAATAACTGCCTTTGTTTTCATGACATACGTACATCGATTTTATTTTGAATTTAAATTTAGATTCTAGCTTTTTGGATAATCTCTCACGAAGAATTTTCAATATCTTTTTGAAATCTACAGCATATATACTTGTAAAATGTCTGTGATTTAAAAATTTTAAATTAGTATCTCTGCTAAAACTTGTATCCAGGATATTACATAAGTTATAATTAATAATGAGTTTATGATTTATATATCTTTTATAGATTGCAGTCCTTTGGGCTACATTAAAAGATATAGTCTCTTTATATAGTCTGTGGTGAAACATATAGTCACTGTCTTCATCGCAGACTATTTCTTTACCCGATAAAGTCAAACGTAAACTATCTTTATATTCATCAAGACTAATCCTCATGCTGAGCGGGGAATAATCCCCGTCAGCCATAAAACTAAAATCATTTTTTTGCGTAGCTTCCGTAAAACGTGAACCACATTTAGGGCAATATATAATCTGATCATTTGGTCGTATACCATAATAGTTTCCTACACCTTCCCATAAGGATTTAAAACTATGACCACAACTAGAACAATGATACATATTCGTAAATTTATTACCATTATTTAAGCTTTTTAAGCCACCTTCATAAAGATAGAATAATTTCGGCATATATAAGTCATATATTCTCAAATTAATCACCTCAATCCCAGATATCATCATCGTCTTCTTCAGTTATTGGTTCAGGTTCGGTCTTTTTTATAACTTCTTTTTTATCTTCAGATTTAATTTCTTTAGCAGCAGCTTTTATTTTATCGGCTTCTTTTTTAGCTTCAGCTTTTTGCTTTTCATCATACATATCACACATTTTTATAGTTTCTTCACAAGCTTTATACATACGTTCCAAATAATCTAAGCTATTGACAAAATTCTTATCATTTTCTTCTATTTTTAATTCAGCACGCAATTTTTTAATTTCATCAAGTTCCTCAATTTGTTTTTCCATAAATTTTTTTAATTGTAATGTATTTATTTTTTTATCAGCCATTTTTATTACTCCTTTAATTAACATCAACATATAATGTACGGAAACTAATCTTTCTTATAATACTTGGTTATATAACCATCAGCATTTAAAATTAACTCCGGCGCCCAATCAATAGCAGTTCCCATTATTTTATTAGCAAGTTCTAAGGATTTATCTATACCAGCAGCAACACAATCAAGAATAACTTCATCATGTACATGCATAACAATCTTAAAACCTGCCTGTTCTAATCTAATCATAGCGACTGCTAAACAATCTCTAGCAATTGCTTGTACTATATTTTCAGTAAGTTTTCCACCATAAGTTTCTAGCCTTTCCCATGTACGAGATAACTGATTTGTACCTTCATATGTGATTTTGTTATTCTCAACACGAGGTCTAATATATGTTAATTCTCGCCCTGAAGGTAAACATATACGAAGCATACCCGCTTTATAATAAAAAGCCATATTATGATGAATTTTCACTTTTGTTTTTTCATTTATAGCCTGTTTAGCTGCTTTATCCACAATAGACCATAAACGAACAATATTTGGACTAGCTTTTCTCCATTTAGTTACAATATCGATTAATTCTTCATCAGTAAGCCCCATTTTATCAGCACCCATAGCTTTTAAAGCTCCCATACTGCCCTGATAACCTAAAGCAAGTTCAGCTATTTTCCCCTTTTGTCTAAGTTCACCATTAATACCATGTTTTACCACTGGTACGTGAAACATCTGGCTAGCCGATGCACAATAAATATCACCGCCATCAGCAAATACTTTCATACGCCAATTTTCTCCACTAAGCCAGGCAATAACTCTAGCCTCAATAGCTGAAAAATCAGCTACTACAAATTTATTCGATTTAGTCGGTATGAAAGCAGTTCTTATTAATTGAGATAATACATTTGGAACATTCTCATAGAAAATTTCAAATGTTTCGGCGTCATCATGTTTTAATAATTCTCTAGCATCGTCCAAATCACTTATAGAATTACGAGGTAAATTTTGAACCTGTACTAATCTACCTGCCCAACGTCCAGTACGATTAGCACCATAAAACTGAAGTAATCCTCGAATTCGTCCATCAGCACATTGAGCATTCTGCATAGCTACATATTTTTTTATTGAAGTCTTAGATAGCAACATTTTTAGCTTTAACATATCTTTGACTTCTTTATTTTTTACTATTTTTAAGAGTTCTAATACCGTAGTTTTTGTGATTTTAGAGGGAAAAAACCCTTCCTTTTCCAGTATCCAATGTTTTAGTTGTTCTGTAGAATTGGGGTTATCTAGATTAGATATATCTTTAGCTTCTGCTGAAATTCTATTTCTAAAATCAGTATCAACTTCTACAGCTTTATCAGCTAATTGTCTATCTAATCCAATACCTCTATCATTTATTTGTTGGTCTAATACCCATAAATTTTGTTCAAAATCTGTAGATTTGAATTTAATCATTTTCTTACGTAAATAGCGTTCAACCTCTACATCACGTTTATTATATTCTTTAAATAAATTCCAATTTTGTATATCATGCTTTGGTAAATTTCTTGTTCTGCCACCATTAGTATTAGTCGGCTTACAAGGCTTCGAAAATTCCATTATTAATTTTCGTCCAATATTCATTTTGGCTTTATCTTCAGCTAATCTAAAAATTCGACAATCCTCAGCAAGAGAACCATACAATCCTAAATTCAAAGATAACACCATAGTACATTGCCATTGTGCCGGGTCTAAAAAATAATTATCATCATAAAAACTATTAATTGTTTCGCCACCAAATAAATAATGACTTAATAACACTCTTTCAAATTGAGCATTATATGCTGTTTTTAAAACCGCAGGGTCGATTAAATCTCTTAAAACCTGTTCAGGAATATCTTCACCTTGAGCTAAATCTATAACATTAACCATTTCATCATCATATGCATAGCCAAATAATAATATTTCTGCTTCTTCAGCATATTTGTAGACCCCAACTTTTTTTAAGTCGAGGTCACAATATGTTTCTAAATCAATAGATAATGTTCTCATAAAATACCTCCTAATAAGGCTTTATTCAAACATATCCTCATCTTCGTCATCAGTATTTGCAAATTCTGTTTCAAATTCGTCATCATCTAATACTTCAAAATCATCTTCTGGATTAGACGCACCGCCTAATGGCTCACCATCTTTTACTTTTTGGATATTACCTAATCCAGCAGCAATACCTGAACCTGCATCTGTTTTATAAGCATAAAATGTTACTGATACATTAGCATAACAACCACTATACACCGCAGAACGGTCAAGAATAGGTTTTATTTTTCTATCTACAATCTTAGGTGCAGTATTGGAATTTGCGTTTATAAAGTAGCATCCTTCATATGCATCATCATCAAAACGGTCAGTATCTCCATCACGAAGAGGTACTTTTAAATTAGGTGGAATTTTTCCATTTTTATTTGCCAATTTAGCTTTACCAGCATTTTTAGCAGCTTCTATCGCTTTTTTTATTTCAGCTATTTGCTTTTTATCAGTTTTAGGAATAATAAGTGATGCGCCATATTTTAAATCCCCATTTGGATTTTCCTTTGGCTCCCAAATATTAGCATAAGAAAGCCTTACATTCTTTAAAGTTAACTTTGTATCATTCATATTTATAATCTCCTTTAATCAAGTATTTCAAAATCATTTTCAGGGCTATTATATTCAGGTCGCGGGTCATCAATATCAACAAGTGTAGGTTTACCAGATATTTTAGTGATTAAATCATCAAGTAAAATACTAAATGTTTTTTTACCTAATAATTTAGTCAATTCAGTTATAGACTTTAATTCAGGCTCTTTCATAAAATCAGATGAATCAATATTCGCTTTTTGTAATCTACCAATTACAGCATCAATATCACTATATTTTCGAGAACTTTTACCTTCTACTAATTTATAGCCTGGCCATGTCCTACCTTGTAGTGCTTCAGATAACGCATAATCTTTTATTTGTTTGGCATAATGAATAAGAGGTTCTATCCTATTCAATGCATCAGCCATTTCTTCATCAGACATAAATTCAGGATCAATAAAATCATACTTTGCTACACTTAAGCAATATTCAGAGTATTTTTTACAACGCAATGAAGCCCTACAGAATAAACACCACTTACCAGCATTGAATTCTCCTATGCCATCATAGGCAAGTTCAGCAGTTGGTTTTACAATATTTTCTCCCCATTTAATCAAATCTTTTACTGATTTTTCTTGACTAGATATCCCACCATTACGTGGCTGAAATATAGTCATTTGGATAGTATCAAAATCATACATAAAACCAAAATTACTGATTATACCTAAGGCATACATCTGCATTTGTGTATTATCAATAGCACTAACAGCTACACCTTTACCATATTTTAAATCTACTATTTCTACATATTTATCAGTAATAATCACTAAATCTCCTGTACCAAAACCCTCTTTTGCCCATTCGCTATAATCAATCTTTTCTTCTATTGCTATATAAGCTGTTTTATCTATGCTTAATGCTGTATTAATTTTCTCTATACAAATATCTATATATTCAAATACATAATCAAACATTGATTTATTATAGAATTCTTGATTTCTAAATTGTTTTGGTAGGGTAACATTGGTATGATTATGCTTTAAATAATACTTTAGATAAAATTCTCCGATGGCATGAGCTAATGTACCTTCACGTGCAGCTGCTGTTTCTTTGTCAGGATATGTTTCCTCTAATCGGGCACTAGGTGGACAAGATAGCCACCTTTTACTACCCGATGCACTCAATAAGGCATGTGCTGGCTCGGTCATTCGCCAAGAACTTCCTTTCTAAATTCATCTATCTTGTCAATTGGAATATCACTTAATTTTTTTAATTCCCATTTGTGTAAAGTATCTTTCATTCTCCCCATCAATGTATCATCTGATTTTTTGGCTTCCATTAAATCTTTTTTTAAGTTATCTCTCAATTCTTCTTCGCTCAATTGAGGTTTAGTGCTATCTTCTTTTACTTCTTCATCAACTGAAGTTTCATTTTTTACTTCACTTTTCTTTGCCTTTTGTCTAGTAACTTTTTTTACTGGTTTTTCAACAATTTCTTCTTTTTCTTCAGCTATAGCATTAACTACTATATTTTTTGTATTTGCTTCTAAAGCTTTCGCTAATGCTCCTATGGCTTGTGCTAATTGTTCAGTTCCTTCAATTGTTACTTTTACATTTAATTCCATGATATTAACTCCTTTTATAAATTAAGTTTTTATGGTATACTTTAGTTAAGGTTTTTTTATTTGTGCTGATTAGCCATGTGCTGGTCAGCTTTTTTTAATATGGAAAAGAATTTGCTAACATTAGTTAAAACTATTGGCAAATCTTTAGGTTTAAAAATGCTGGGCGTTAATTTAATAGCAATCCCCTTTTTCTCATTCGTTTCATAGATTGTCTGCATATTCTCAAATCCTTTGCATATAGTTTTCATATTCTGAATAAGGTATACGAATAGTACGATTATCTATCTTAGCTTTTATTACTCCAGTACGTACTCTTTCGTAAATAGTGCCATAACTTACATTTACTTTTTCAGCAAATTCACTGATTGATAATGGCTTTCTCTCTATATCATTTAAGTTTTGTTGTACCTCTATGACTTCTAAATGTTCTTGCTGAACCTTTTTGGCGATATTAATTAGTTCATCAATCTCTTTATCTAGATTTGCTTTCAAAGTCTCTAAATTTCGGATTTTTATTTCACACTCTAAATTCCAATCAGCCATATACATAATCTCCTTTCAATTATTTGGTTGCTACCCATACATAAGCTATAAATTTTAATACAACGGTTTCATCAATAACCCACCGCCAAGCGTTCGTTACGATAAGGGAATAATTAGT